GTGCGCTTTCATAGCGCACCTCTCAATTATTGGATCTAGGACAGTAAAGTCACGCGAACAGTACAGTTCTAGTGGACCAAGTAAGACAGTTGGTCAAGTCACTTTGGTCTCTTTCTACTTAGTTTCGACGGTAGCAATAGACTCCTCTTTTTGTTTAGTTTCGACGGCAACAATAGGAAGAAGCAGTACACCCCTCTTACCCACAACTACAGTCATTCGCATAGTACACGCGTCTGAAATCCCTTGATTGTTAAACACTTCAAGTTATTTCTAGTCATGGCACATCGCCATGCACTCTCCCCAAAAGAGAGCAGTCGGAAAGCCTATTGATACGGCAATTACGAAAAAACCTTATTATAAGTCTGGATAGCATATAAGTTCGTCCTGGGCTAATCACCCATTAGGTCAGGGCCGATCCCCCTGCACCGCAACCAATAAGATCAATCACAATTTACACAGGATGAGTTTCCCGAATAAGCAACTCAACGGTATCAGCGTCAATCTGATAGGTGTTGGCCAAACCCATTGGTTAAAAATATTGTGTTCTCAGAAGTTATTGATACATTTCTGCAGAGTTAGTCAACATATAAGTCGTATACGCATTGTTGCACGGTCTCATCAACCATCTCGTTTTGTAAGCCCCCATGTTTGTAGCACGTGAAAAAACATTATAGATCCTGCGTCTGTTTGGAACGTAAGGAATGAATAATCTGCGCCTGCGAGGCTATGTCATTCCCCAAACCCTCTGACAAATTTCGAATTCGTATCGGTAGAGACAGAAGATCAAAACCGGTAAATGTCATCGTCACGTGTTGTACACTCATGTTTGTTTGCACTATGAAGTCAAGGTGCCCTTGATCTCGGAACCTAGTCCTTTCACTGTTGAGAAAGGTGCTCGGACGAAGTTCCCCGCATTGGCAAGTAGCTTGATTGGCGTATGCTGTATTTACAGTAGACCCGACGCCACGATATAAATAAAGGTCGTCTCCGGATTGCATAACGCAGCCCGTCTTGCGCAGCTTGATGCTGCTGCGCCGGACGTTAACCCCGCATTACTCAAAATCAACAACAACCCACCAAAGTCTCCACACGGGAGCTGCATGGCTTCGATGCCCATGTACAACAGAAACGGGAGCGCGCTATGAAGCGCGAATTCGGCGACAAAAAAGGTCGCAAATACTCCAAGGCGGCTACGAAGAAACAGTTCACCATTCAAGGTGACGACTTCTTCGAAGCTGCCAGCGCCGCTGCACCGTGCTGGCAACAGTACGAATTGCAAGCGGCAACATTCGAACTAGCTCGCATCCAAGCTCTACTTGAGCGTATGCGTGCAGTACAACCTCTCGTCAAGCTGGCCGAAGATGTTTGCATCCTGATCTACATGGTCCGGAAAGCAGACTCCATCACTGATCTTGGCGTAGCTGTAGGAACTTTTGTCAAACTACAGTGTGCTTCACAGCCACTTTTGTTCCACACCTACGTGCTCGACACTCTCTCGGCCATCATTGGCGACGACACCCTCCACATCCAAGCGGACTCTGATAACATCATTCAGACCACGCGGGATACCACTGACAAGCTGAAAGGCTTCCTCAACTCCAACATGACTCACAAGCTCAAAAAGCTAGTCTTGTCTTGTGTCACAATGGGCATCTTCGACGCCTCCAAGATTGACCATCGATTGTTTCCAGCAACTCTTCAAGAGCTGGAGCGCGCTTCTGAAAAGTCGCCCGCATCTCTCGATTTCGTCCTCAACATCTTTGACACCATCCTCTTTGTCATTGAGCGAGTGTATACCGTAGCCATGACTGGCAACATTTCCTCGTTCTTCCACGGCGGCGATTCATATCACGCCTGGGCGGCAGAATGTGCGCAACTCGAGCGCATGTCCCATCTTCTCAACGACCCTACGCCACACGGGTTCTCTGAACCCGAGTTCACCAAGCGTCTCGACGACGCTATTTCGCGAGGTCGTGAGATTTCTGGACTACTTAGCCACACTGATGGTGCGTCCAAGCGAGCAGCAGCAACACTCCAGATGCAAATGCTCAAGCTCCGCGATACTCTTATCGTTAAAAGAGCAGCAAGCGAGTTTCGACCCGCGCCATGCCCCATCCTTCTCAACGGAAAATCCTGCATAGGAAAGACTACGTTGATTTGGATCATCTTCTACTACACAGCGTCTCTTCTTGGCCTCCCCAACGACAAACAGCATGCCTATTTCAAAAACGGTTTCGCGAAATTCTGGGATGGTTTCAAAACCTGGATGTGGTTCCTTGTCATCGACGACATCGCGTTCATGAAAGATCAAATGGCTCAATCCATGGGTGGTGATCCCTCCGTTATGGAAGTCATTCAAATCAACAACAGCGCCAACTACGTCCCAGACCAAGCTGCACTAGAAGACAAGGGCAAAGTCCCACTGCGAAATCGCATCACGCTGGCGACAACGAACACCAAGCACCTCAATGCTCAGCATTTCTTTCAATATCCTGCTGCAGTTCAACGTCGCTTTCCCTATATCGTCAACGTCACCGTCAAAGCTGAGTATGCGACTCAAGCCATGCTAGACAAGAACAAGATTCCCGAAGGCACCGATTTGCCTGACTATTGGATCTTCTCCGTGGAAACGGTTCGAGGATTCAAGTCTGGCACTGATGACTTGGAGTGGAACACACCTGTGATCTACACCAATGTCCATGAATTCCTTCGCTGGCTTGGACAAACTGTGCGAGACTGGGAAGCCAATCAGAAGATGTGCAACAGTGCTGTAGACAGAATGGTAGAACTTGCTGTGTGCCAAGATTGTCTCAAGTTCGAGTGCTCCTGTGAGTATGAGGCTGAAGAGTGCGAAGCATGCGGTCTCGAACCGTGTGCCTGTTTCGAAGGCCGGCCGTTGAGCCGGGAAACTAGCACTAGCCAATACAGCTTGCAAGCTGATGGTCTCCCCATCCATGAACCACGCTTTGATGAGTGGCGTCGCGCATACGAAGAGCAACACGCTCAGACTCCATCGGAAGAGTCTGTGCGCTCTGAAGTGCATCGACAAATGGACATGCAGACAGTGGCCAGTGGAGCCTGTGTCATCTGCGAGAGGTACGCCTGCAATTGTGGGCTCACCTGGCGCGAATGGATGCTGGTGCGTCTTTGGCAACCAACACGCAACTTCTGGACAGAAGCCCTTGAGGAACATGTCTGGGTGTGGATCTTTGCAGCCGCTGGCTTCTCACGCTGGTTGGCCGTCAAGGTCTTTGCTGGCAGAGCATATGCTGCGATTTGCTGGACCACCATGCAAACGTACTTTGGTCTGCGCTGGATCAACCCTGCGATCGGTCAGTGGTTCTTTGATTGGTATCTCATCGTCATTGCGCCATGTCTCCTACGGTGTCCTGCATTCTGGCGTAAGCTGGGTGCTACTATGGAACGTCGCATTGGAGTGCCTATCTGGGTGCCAACGGCAATCACTGGCTTGTCCATGATCACGCTCGGCATCTATGTGTGGCACAAGATGAAGCCATCAGTAGATCTACAAGGCAACGAGTTCTCTTCTGAAATTGGGACCCGTCCTGTCAAATCGCCTACAGACGAAGAAAAGGCGAATGTGTACTACACGAACAAGTTCGTGGTGTCTCACATGGACGTGACCAAGGCCACCGTGACCCGCAAGAGCTGGACAAAGTCAGACGTTGTTGAAAAAGTTCGCAAACATCTGGTCTTCATAGACGCGACAGTCGAATTGAATGGTTTCAAACACCATACGCGCTCACGAGGCACCATGATTGGCGGCCAGGTGATGATGATGAGCGACCACTGCTTGCCAACTGGAGCTCGACTCACACTCACTTTCAACCATCAAGAAGGTCAGGTGTCCGAGAATTGTGTCTATGACCCATGCGAGTCTGACATATTCCGTCACCGAAATCGAGATGTAGCTTTCGTTCGTGTTCGCTGCTCCCGATTTTTCCGCAACATCGATGATTGGTTCCGTCAAAGTTCATATGAGGGCCGTTCAGGCGGCTTCATGATTGGACGTTCGCAAACAGAAGAAACCACAATGCGACCCTTTGACCGGATGACGGCTGTCAAACCAGTGCTTCCTCTACCCTTGTTCACAAATGCTGTCTGGTGTGCCTCAACAGGTGTGCCTACGCAATCAGGTGACTGTGGCAGTTTGTACTTTCAGATGAGCGGCCTAGGGCCCGTCATTGTTGGGCAGCACATTGCTGGATCAGGAGAAAAGATGGCATGCACGGTCTTGGATTCAGAGTTCGTTAATTCGGGCTTGGTCCATTTCGATCCGTTCAAGCTGCAGCAAGGACCAGTGTTCCTAGATGCTCAGCTTGTGCCACTTCATGAGAAATCTCCAATTCGCTTCTTTTCTGAGGGGCGCGCATACGTCTTCGGTACATTGCCGGAGTATCAAACGTCACGCGGTTCACAGTTCACAGAGACGATTCTCTCAGCGCCACTCAAGCGCAGAGGTTGGAAGTTGAAGCATGGAGCTCCAGTGATGAGTGGTTGGAAGCCAAAGCGCATCGCCTACGACCAGTGGCTCGCGCCGCAGACCACGGGCATCGATCTCGAAGCCCTTGATGCAATCGCAGATGCCTTTGCGGATGACATCTTTGAGCGCTTGACGCCAGACGATATTTCGAAGATTCACCTTGTCGACGTCCACACAGCACCAACGGAGCTGAAGGCATCCCTTTCATGGAACGCATTAAGCTCAGTACATCTGCGGGCTATCCCTATCGCAAACCCAAGCGCACTTTCTTTGAGGAGACGTCGGAAGGCCTCAAGCTCACTGATGCGCAGATTGAAGCCCGCTTGGATGAAGCTCTCGAAGCTTGTTGCAACGGAGAAATCCCTGAATTCGTCTATGACTGTGCATTGAAAGACGAACCAACAACCTTCAAGAAGATGGCTGAGGCGCGCACGCGCGTCTTCAACATGTCCTCTCTTGAGAGCACCATCATTGGACGCATGCTATTCATGGGACTCGGTCGAGTAATTCCCGGGAACTTTGAGACCTTTGAAACGGTCATTGGCATGAATTGTGCTTCGGCGCAATGGGGTCGAGCGTTCGCGCACCTCACGTCCAAAACTGGCACCGCTCGCCGCAAGATGGCGGGCGACTACAAGTTCTACGACAAATCCACACCAGTGTATTTTACGCTAGCGGCCGTGCGCTGCATTTTGCGTTTGGTGGAGAAAGTAGGATGGTCGCAACGCGACCGCATCTTGATGAAGGCTTGGCTATCTTCGGTGTGCTTCGCTATCCTCAACATGTTTGGAGATGTCCTTTGTGTGCCCAAAGGCAATCCGAGCGGGTGTGCCATCACCACCCTGCTCAATTCCATGGTCAACTCATTGTTGTTCCGCTACACTTTTGTGAAGACCTGGAGCGCCCCAGTAGTTGATGTCTATGCAGTAGCACGTAAGTTCAAGGACAACGTAGCTCTCTACACGCTGGGCGACGACAACGTCGCAGACATCGCACATGGGTGCAACCTCAGCCATTTGACTATGAACAAAGTCTTGGCAGAGTTCGGCATGACCTACACTATGGCCGAAAAAGACGCTGAATTAGTAGACTACATCTCGATGGAAGAGGTGACGTTCCTGAAACGGCGCTGGGTGTTTGATGAGCGCATCCAGGACTACGCTGCACCACTTGAATGGGCGTCTATCGAAAAGATGCTCATGTGCTGCACGAAGACCAAGGCTTACGAGCCAAAGATCCATGCCGAAGAAGCGATTTCGGCTGCTCTGCGTTACGCATGGGATCACGGTGAGGAGAAGTTCAATCAGCTAACGGCGACCCTTCGGGAAATCGTCGATGAGCTTGATCTCCACAGCGTGCTTCTACCGAGCACATTTCCCACAGCAGAGCGACTGCTGGCCGACTGGATTCGCTCCAGCAAGCAAGAACTCGCACGTCAGGGGCGACAACCGCCCAATGCCCCTGAACCACAAGAACTGTCATCAGAGGAGGAGCCCCTAGTTCTCCAAAACCAAACGACTGTCGTTTCGCAACTTCAGACTGCTGGTGAGGAGCAATGGGAACTCGTCGATGATCGGGCCCAAACGGATGAGCATCAGGCTATGAGGGAATTTCTCGCAAATTTGCCTGACAATGTCAGTGAATCCTCGGACGAAATGTCTTTGGAAGAAGCTGTCGCTCTCCTTGACGACGTCAACTTTGATGATGACGCCGTCCCCTCGGTTAACCCCTACGAACAGAATCCGTTTCTAGCCGTACATGAGGTTTTCCTCGAGACTGTTGAAAACATTGTGGCGTTGATTCGCCGCACCAACCCAGAAGGACATGAGCTGTTACCAGCCTATGATCTCTTCCCCAATATCTTCGTGCAAGCAGAGTGCTTCTGTCCAGAATGCTTCACGATTGAAGGACACTCCCTGATGGAAATCATGGGATCGTGTTCTGTATGTGTGCGAACACTCAGCGCACTACGTTTGTGTTGGATGCCTGGGCACTTAGGTGAGCCCTTGCACACAACATGGAGAGCAGTTACTGCGATCGACCCTTTGTTCGCAAGTCGATTCGAGAGTGGGTTTCTCCTAGCCCTGCAGCGCGCCGGCGACCCCGGTGGCCCTTTTTAGGGATGGCTTCACTGCACCACGCGAACAACCACGGGAGCGGCTTAAGCTGGCCTCTTACCGTTCATAGATAGCTTACTCAACAATTTCACACAACAACAACACAACCCTCAACCCCAACAACCCCCTACTCCACTCTGGCGGATCACGGTTCCAATACCGTCCTGCTGGAAGATGTCGAGAGCAATTGCACCTATTGCTGCGTGCTTCAGTCTGACACGGGTGTCATTCCCATGTCTGAGTCAGACTCGTCGCAACAAAACGATCAGGTCGTCACTGGCTTTCTCGACCAAACTGAAGGAGCTAAGGTGGAATTCGCGCCAGTGCAAGATCCCACCATGCTCGCCGATGAACAGGCGAATACTCATCTCACCAACTTCTTGTCACGTCCTCAACTGGTCAAGACGGTCGTTTGGAACGAGACTGATACTGTCGGTACTAATTGGACATTCAATCCCTGGCATGATTTTCTTAATTCAACCTCTACGAGGAAGAAATTGGACAACTACGCCTTCATCAACTGTACACTCAAGGTCAAGATCGTCGTCAATGCGTCGCCTTTCTACTTCGGCTCAACCCTTGTTTCGTATCAGCCAATGTCCGGATACTACACCCAATCTGCTGCAACAAGCGGATCGACAAACGCCTTCATCATTCCCTTCTCTCAAATGCCCCATGTCTGGGTCTACCCACAGACCTCGCAAGGTGGTGAGTTCAAGTTCCCCTTCTTCTACCATAAGAACTGGCTCCCGCTTACAGCGAATGACACAAATCATATGGGGACCATTACCGGTATCGTGGTCAATCAACTCGCGAGCGCCAACGGCGCAACTGGCACTGGTGTCACCATTCAAATTTGGGCTTGGGCAGAAGATGTCAAACTCCTCGGTCCCTCACTTCAACTCGCCATTCAAGGTGATGAATACGTGGAAGGCAAGGGTGCGCTCAGCAAACCCGCCTCTGCTGTCGCGAAAGTGGCCAAAAAGCTCAAGAAGTTGCCCGTAATAGGCTCCTTTGCGACTGCTACTGCCACCGCTGCTTCAGTCGTTTCAGACGTTGCTTCTCTATTTGGGTTTTCAAACCCTCCAGTCATTTCACCTCCAGAAGCTTTCGTCCCACGACCATTTCCTCACTTTGCGTCTCCGGACATCTCAACACCCATGGAGAAGTTGACCCTTGATCCCAAACAAGAGTTGACTATCGATCCCAGGATTGCTGGACTCGACGGTACAGACGAATTGCTCATTACCAATCTCGTCAACCGTGAGAGTTTCCTAACATCTTGCTCCATTTCTACTACGACTGCTGTCGATACAGTCGTATTCAGTGCGAAGGTCACTCCAAACCTTCTTGACTTCTACTATGATGGGACTACCTACAAGTTTTTCCCAACACCCATGGATCACGTTTCTCGTATGTTTCAGTATTGGCGTGGTGATATTGTCTTTCGTTTTCGTTTTATCTGTACTGCGTACCACAAAGGCCGTATTCGTGTGTCGTATGATCCAGCTGCTGATATCAATGCAAATGTTCCTGACTATACGTCTGTCTTCAATCAGGTCATTGACATCGGCGAAACTTCGGACGTAGAAGTCCGTGTGCCCTACATGCAAGCCTATGCTTGGCTTCGCACGTATCAAGATCGGGATAACTATCCCACTACCGTCTGGCACAACGGTACGTCCTCTCCGGGTACTCTAGACCCTACTCAGGACAACGGCATGATTGCCGTACGCGTGGTGACCCCCATCACTGCGCCAATCTCATCGTCAACTATTTATATGCAAGTGTTTGTGCATGCGGCTGAAAACTTCGAAGTTGCAGCTCCGGTAGATCTACCGTATGCCACATTTGATGCTGTACAAGGCGATACCACCTACGAACTGCAATCTCAAGAGCAGTCGTACGCGATGACAACCTCCGTCATAGCTGGAACCACACCCGGCGGTGACGAAGATTCTAAATTTCTGGTGAACATGGGAGAAAGTGTTCCGTCTGTGCGTTCTTTGTTACGTCGTACTAATTTGTCGTATACGTCACAGCTCCCACTAACCAGTAGTTCAGATTTCGCATGTATCAACACCCAAGGCCAGACCATCTACCCTCCATGGTACGGCTATGATACAAACGGACGCCATTCCGCTAAGGGCACCTACACAACCGGGTCAAATTTCGGTTTCAATTTTTGCTCCGTCTATCCCTTTCATTGGGTGGGCAGATGCTTTGTAGGTATGAGGGGTTCTGCCATGTGGCACTTCAACGTCGATACTGTCGGTACGGACTCAGTAGTTTCGTCCCTTAGGGTCTACCGATCGACAAAAGTTGCAGCCACGACGTTGTACAATATCACGTCAGGCAGCGGCACGCTGAACACCACCAGCGCCTATTCACGGTTTTACAACCAAAACGGGTCTGGTTCAGGTGGCAGCGCGCTCACGAACCAGGTTACGCAGACTAGCATACAAGTCGTCCTTCCGGATTACAATCAAGCTCGTTTTCATTTCTGCGATCCTGCTTCAGGGAGTCTTGGATTCACGGGAGATGGATCCGCCTATCAAACGGCGGTCCTAGAAACCAAGCTCAAGCCAGCCTGGGCTACCAAAGCCTGGGATGCCCTTAACGTACAGAAGTACCACGCCGTCGGGCCGGACTTCACGTTCTTTTTCTTCCTTTGCGCTCCTCCATGGACGTGGCTCCCTGAGCCTACGGCCAATTAGCGTGAGAATTCATATGCGTGTGTTTATATTTATATTTCACATGTGCATATTGTATGTTTGTATATTTTCATATTTTGCGTTTATTCATATATACTGGGTATTTTGCTAGTTTTTCAAAACTACCGCATGTGCGACGTGCGGGCCTGACGAGCAGGTGCAGCGGCATTACTAAGTCTAACGACTCCGGAGTGCCGAGAGTCGCAAGCTTATGTATTGTCGAGAGTCGACAAGTCCCCA